ACCCAGGCCGTCACGGTCAGCGCCAATTCCGCCTATATCTGCTTCAGCAACAACCAGATCCTGAATGAAACCGGGGCTACGGGAGGGAATGGTATCTATATCGCCTCTCCGGCCTCGGTCTACGGGATCGAAAGCACGCTGTTTTATAACATGCCGAGCATGGTCAATGACGGCGGTCAGAGCATTGCCACCGTGCCTTCGGCGGCCACCATCACACTGCCCGACGGCCGAGCGACGGTCTATATCTCGGGAAGCACCAATATCACGGCGATCAACACCTGCTCCGGCAATCAGGACCGGGCGGTTGTGACTCTGGTCTTTATCACCGGCGGATTAACCGTCGTCAAGGGCGGCAATCTGCACATTTCCGCGAATCTGGTGGCTACCGCCTGGAGCACGCTGACCATCAAATGTCTGAGCTCCTTTTGGGTGGAAGTGTCGCGGTCCGTCAATTGATCCATGAGCACGTTCAATGCGGCTCTTTTCAATGCGGCAATGTTCGGCGGCGGCGTCCCTCCGGGGCCGGTGATCCAGCTGGCGAACGGGATCCTCTATCCGGCCCTGCGCAAGGCGGCGGTGACGCTCGGCCCGGGGCGCACTCCGTCGCCGGCGCAGTTTCAGGATGCGCTCGACGAGCTGAACCGGCTGATCGGTTCATTGAACTGCGATCGGCTGTTCATCTTCTCGATCGCCCGCTACGAATACCCGCTCACAGGCGCCAAAACCTTCACCATCGGGCAGGATCCCGAGGGGCTCGTAAGCGCGGACCTGAACGGTCCGCGGCCGGTCCAGATCGATGCCGCCAACATTATTTACTCGACGCCCGAGATCCGCCGGCCGCTGGCGCTTCTGACTGACTTACAATGGCGCCGGATCGTCGTACAGGATATCGCCAACACGATTCCCTACGCGCTCTATGACGATTACGCTTATCCGCTTTCGACGCTGTATATCTATCCGCAGCCGGTTCCCGGATATATTCTCGAACTGTTTCAATGGCAGGTGGTGCCGACGTTTCTATCCGTGGCCGATTACGTCATGCTGCCGCCGGGATACGAAGATGCGTTGGTCCTGAATCTGGCCGTACGGCTGGCGCCGCATTTTCAGCGGGCGGTCGATCCCGACGTGCGCAACGATGCGCAGAAAGCGCTGCTGCGCATCGAATCCATCAACGCGCCCAAGCCGGTGCTGGAGATTCCGTGTCTGGGCGCGGGCGGCCCCACCGGATCGAACAACCCGTGGTTCACCACCACCTGGGGGCGATGACGTGAGAATTTCTCTCGCCGGTCCGTTTTATACATCGCGTTCGGTGGTGGCGGCGGCCGAGCAGACGATGAACCTGATTCCGGAAGCCATCGAAATCCCCAACGAGCCGGCGCGGCTGGTGCTCTACGGCCGTCCGGGGCTTCAGCAGTTCGTCGCGCTGCCCTCGGCCAAGATCCGCGGCATGTGGGCCGGCGGCGGAAGACTCTTCGTGGTGGCGGGAACCGATGAGATCGAAGTCCATCAGGACGGCACTTACACCGTCTCGACGGCATCGATCGCCGAAACCATCGGCAATCCCGACCCCGATCCGGTATCGATCGCCTCCAACGGAACGCAGCTCATGTTCGTCGGAGGGGGTCTGGTATATGTGGACAACGGCACCGGGGCGGTGGCTGCCCAGTGGGCCGTGACCGGCAACGGCAACACCTCGGCGAGCGGCCTGGTATGGACGTCGGGGCCGCAGTTCCAGACGTCGTGGACGGGCATGAAGATCATCATCGACGACGTGAATTACAAGGTCGGCCTGGTCAACACCCCCACGCATCTGCAGGTGTCGGCCGACTCGGCCACGCTTCCCACCGCCACGAACGTCGTCTGGGAGATCGCCGCCGGCGGGCAGGTGGACGGCGTGACCGGCGGCTTCCAGGACGGCTATTTCATCGTGAACCGGTTTCCCACCCCGGGCGCGGCGGGCGATCCCGGCAAGCAGTTCAACATTTCGGCGTTATATGACGGCACGCGCTGGAACCCGCTCGATTACGGCGTCAAGGAGGGATCGCCCGACTACATCAGCTCCATCCTGTGCGACCACGAGGAGTTGTGGCTCTTCGGCAAGGACTACGCCACCGAGATTTGGAATAACGTCGGCTCGCAGCTGGTCAATGGTGTGGCCACGTTTCCCTACCAGCGCATTCCCGGCGCCTATATCCAGATCGCGAGCGCGGCCGTCTGGGCGCCCTGCTCGGTGGCGCAGACGGTCTGCTTCCTGGCGCTCGAAGAGGGGCAGACGGTCGCCATCCAAGCCTCGGGTCTGCAGCCCCAACGCATCTCCACGCATGCCCAGGAGCAGGTCTGGAATCACCCCGGATACCGCGTCAATGACGCCTTCAGCTACAACTACGTGGAAGACGGGCACATCTTCTGGGTGATTAATTTCTGGCAACAGGGCGAGACATGGGTCTACGACGTCACCGAGGGGCTCTGGCATTCGCGCGCTGCATGGAACGCCTCAACGAATGCCTTTCAGCGCTATCGGCCGTGGTTTCATGCATTCGTCCCGGAATGGTCGATCGGCAATACCGGCGTCCCCACGGGTATGCATATCGTCGGCGACCCTGCTACCGGCATCCTCTATGCGCAAAGCCTCAATCTTTATACTGATGCCGGGCAACCAATCCAGTACCAGCGGGCCATGGCGCACCTCATCAATGAGAACCAGTACGGCTATCACCACCGCCTCGAAGTCCTGATGGAGATGGGGGCACAGAATGCGTCCGATCCGCTGCCGCTGGTCGGCCTCGACTGGTCCGACAACCACGGGCACACGTTCAACGACGCCATCGCCCGCACCATGAACGCCTCCGCGTCAGGCGATTACACCATGCGGGCGGCGTTCCGGCGGCTGGGCAAATCGCGCGACCGCGTTTACCGCATCGGCGTTACCGCGCAGACGAAAGTGGCGCTGATCGATACGTATCTCGAGATGACGCCGGGGTTCGCATAATGTCCGGAACGCCTCTGAATGCGATCCAGATCCCACCGATCCGCACGGGGCTCCTTGATCCGGCCGCGAACGGCGATAATAACGGCGCCGGCCCGCAGAAGACGGCCAAGGAGTGGTACTACTTCTGGAACCAGGTCCGCCGGCGGGTCAATCAGGACACCACAACGCTGGCGGGCCTGGTCACTTATGGCGCGGCCGCAGCCATGCCCGACCCGAAGACCATGCCGGACGGCGCGCTCTATGTGCAGGAAGACCGCAACAGCCTCTATGTCAACGAGGGCGGCCACTGGCAGTATGTCGCCGGCACGATGTGGGGGACTCTCAACCCCGATCAGCGGCCGACGAACCTCGGAGTCTATGACGCCGGCTTTAATTTCCGGTCTGTGGATACCAATACCGCTTATGCCCCGCGCGAATACTTGTGGTCGCAGTCGGAATGGATCGAGGTAACGCAGGTGCTCTACGGGACGCATGCCGGCCGTCCGCCAGCCAACGAAACCACGCCGGCGCGCACGCTCTACGTCGAAACTGACCGCGGCAACGTGATCTACCAGCAGCAGGGGAACGCGTGGTATTTTCTGGCCGGGACGATGTGGGGCACCATGACCCCGGACCAGCGCCCCGCCGATCTGGGGGCCAATGACACAGGGTTCGCTTATCGCTCGAGCGATATCCCGGCGCGGAGTTTCGTCTGGCCGGGAAGCGCCTGGCAGGAGACGACCGCCAATGACAATACCGCCCAGATCGCTTACGCCAGCGCCACTCTGACGCTGACCACGACGGCGCAGACCGTTCCGGGGACGACACTGACCCTGGCCAAGGCAGGGCGCTATCTGGTGATCGGCGTCTTCTATTTCTATTTCTCCAGCGTCGATCAGGGCAATACTCTGGTCGGAAGCTTCCAGGGAATGGGCAGTGTGGCTGCGTTTGTCATCAGCGCCACCAATGTAACGGCCGGGGGAACCGTCGCACAGCAGTGGCTGTATACGGCGGCGGCGCCGAATGCCCCGGTTTCTCTGGCGGCTTATAAAAGCGGCGGGACGGGCACGAGTACTCTGCTCGCCACTCACACCTCCATCAGCGCAATCTGGCTTGGCCCATGATCTGGTTCGAACGCTCCGCCGATTACGAGCTGATCCGCAGCATCATCACCCATCCCAGGCTGTGGCCGTACTTATCCGATGACAATTCGCCGGCGCCCGAAGACTGGCAGCCGATCCGCCACGAAGCGCTGTGGTATGTGATCGTGCGCGAAATCGAGGCGGACGCCGCCGGCGAACTGCTGGGCCTGTGGATGTTCGTCCCGCAGAACTCGATCTGCTGGGAGATCCATACGGCGCTATTGCCCAGCGCCTGGGGCGAGCGCGGGCAGCTGGCATCGCGGCTGCTCGCGGGATGGCTATGGAAGAACACGCCCTGCCGGCGCGTCGTCACGAACGTGCCGGCGTCCAACCGCCTGGCGCTGCACTTCGCTCATCAGGCCGGCATGACGGTCTACGGAGTGAATGAAGCGAGCTATCTGAAAAACGGCAAGCTGCTCGATCAGATCTGCCT